TCATTGCTAATGTTTTGCATGTTCCCCACATTCATTATAGCATCTCCTATAGAAACTGCATCTATTCCTAAATCAAACATGGGACTGCCTGGAATGTATTCATCTTCATTCATATTTATCTTCTCCCTAATTTTTGTGCTATTGACATTGTATCACTGCCACCCATTGTCTTTCCTTGAGCTGCAAAGTAATCATATAATGTATTGTTGCTTGCATTTACTTTTCCACCCCCATAATATTTTGGTATCATACCACCATTTTTAAAATTCATACGCATACTGTATTGAGATGGAGAACTTTTTTGAAATAAATTACCCAAATCTAAAGTAGGTAAAAATTTATCTATTGGAGCATCTGCAAGAGAATAATTATCAACCCCAGTCATTGCTTTGCTAAAATTACCACCCATAACATCTTTACCAACACCTTTTAATTTACCACCAACCCCAGCAGATAAATATGATAAAGCAATATCTTCTAACATTGATTGTGGTGTCCAAGAAGTAGCATCTCTTGATTCTTGTAATGCTTCTTGTATGTCTCCTGCTTCTTCTGCTCCATATCCATATTTACTACCTGATGTTATTTTACCTGTTTGGCCAGGAGTTTTAAATCTTTTACCAAATTTGCCTTTACTAGCTGCATCTGTAAGACCTTTTGCAGCAGAAGATGATAATCCCATTATAAGAGGTAATGCAAGCCCACCAGTAATTCCAGTAAGACCTGCAGCTAAAGCACCTAATCCCATACCACCAACAGTACCAAGTATGCTAGACAATCCTTTACGCCTAGATTCTCCCTTAGCAGCTTTACTAGCTTTTTTTTGCAAATCCTTTAATGCTTTCTCTCTATTTGATTTTATTATACTTGAACTTAAACTTATTGCCATAATTCTATCCTTTTAAATTGTTAATTTCTGTTTGCATTGTGTCTACTTTTGCTGATAATTCTTGTATTGCTTTTGTAAGAGGGACTACAAAACTTGAATAATCCATACTGTATTGAGTTGTTTTTTCGTCTACCTGAACGATTGCATTGTTTTCGTTAAAACCTAAATCTTTTAAAGAAGTCATAACATCTTGTGCTAAAAAACCAACTCTTATTCTTGCTTTTTCAGTGTCTTCAATTACCCTTGGTTCTTTTCTATTATACCAACTTAATTTTTCTTTTAAACTTTGCTCATAATCAGATGGTTGCTTGTTGGTATATGTAATAGGGGTAAGTTTTTTAATAAAATCAAGTCCAATATTTATATTTTGTACATCTTCTTTCATTCTTTTATCTGACCAATTTTGTCCAGCACCATAAAATGTAGCCCCTGAATCTTCAGCTCCATATACTCTAGTAATACTAGCATTTCCAATAACTGCATAATTTGCTCCTTGTCCATCAGCTTCATACCCAAGACATATTTCATTAGAAGTATTATTAGCAGAAGGATTAGCTTGAGAGCCAATCATAGTGTTTCTAGTATTACTAGATATATTATTTCCTGCAGTTGCCCCTACACAAACATTGTCTTGCGTATTATCAGCCATTGCTATGCCTGCATTATATCCTATAAGAACATTAAGTTGAGAATTTGATCCAAGGTTTTTTCCTGCTTGATACCCTATTGAAATATTTTGATTTCCTATGACAGATTGATCATTCCCAATAACTATATTATCAGTTGCATTAAATGTCCCATCAGGATTTCCAATAATTATTTTTCCACTAAACTTTATATCTTCACCAAACTCTGCAACTTTAACTTTATTTTTAAATATATCTACAGAATCATTATCTATAGAAAGATAGTTAGATAAACCAGTACCAAATCTAGTAACAGGATTACCATCTGTAGCTGTAAGAGGAGCATGATACCATTTTCCACTAATTTTTCCAAATAGTCTTGCACCTAGATTGCTTTGTCTTACTTGTATATCGCCATCAACGCCTTCTCTTGGAGAAGGAGAATTAACCTTTCCATAATTAATTGCTGGTCTAGTTGGTTTTCCCCAACTCATTTAATTGGTCTCGCTCTATATAGTATTGATATGTCTTGTATCTCAAAATCTGTTGCTACTGTGCTTCCACCAGTAGTAAATAAGATTGATATACTTTTCCAATCTTTAGCTTCAGAAGATACATCTGGAGTAAATGTTGCAACTGCTAATGTAGAAGCATTGCTCCAACCAGAAGCATTAAAATGATATTCAGTCGTACCTCCATTTGTAAAGTATGATACACCTACATTAGCAGGATTACCTTTAAATGTCACATACACTTTAAACAGCTTTTTAGTTTGAGATGGTAGCCCAAAATCTAAATCTTTTGTTTTATAAATAAATATTTGAGCATTGTTCCCTTGCTTGTAATTGTCAAGAGCATCATCGTTATCACGAAGTATTGATAAATATCCTTTAGAAGTTATTATAAAATTTGTATGCCTTCTACCATCAGCATTAGTTATCATTTGAGTAGTATCTGTCCATGATTGAGTAGTCATATTGTATGCCCAACCACTTGTGTCAGCAGAGGTATGATTTATATCTTTTAAAACAATAATATTTTGCGATCTTGGATCATATCCAACACAAGGAACACCAGCACCATCTTGTCCTATAGAATTTGCTTCATCTTCAGGAAGACCCCATGCAACAGTTCCAAGCTTTCCTTCTGTAAGAGAAATTACTTTTTGACCATCATATATATAACATCCAAATTTATTAGCAAATATAACGCCAAATGAGGTTGTAAATACTTGACAAGGATTATGTACGCCACAATCTCTAAATGAAGCTTCTGCATAAAATTGATTAGGGTTAGATACATTTATAACATACATACCATTTTCTTTAAATTGTAATATTTTATCTTGATATGATGCAAGAGCTCTGATAGGAGAACCATCAGAAGATGGTGAATCAAATCTATTGTATTGTGGAAAAACTCCAGGCTTTCCTTGCATAGAATACATCATTGAATCAGGCATATGTTTACCATTAAATTTAACATTACCAATATATACAATTCCACCACTTCCTATTACAGCAGATTTATATCTTACATCAAGAGCTGTTGGGCTTGTACCTGTTGCATCTGGAGATGCAGCGTAAACTTCATTAGCATAATAACCATTTAAAGAAGCATATGTATATATTTCTGGAGGATTGTCAAATACCATGTTTGATTCTAAATCATACTCTGTGTCATCTGACCCTGCATCATGCCAAGGGGTAAATGTAGAATCTAAAGCCCCCTTAACACCATTAGTTGTACTAACTTCAGCAAGTAAAAATCTTTCACTTCCTGAGGCTGATTTAAAATATATTCTTGCACCTTCAATCCTTTTATTATTTGCAATAGGATTTGTATTAGAATAAGAAAGTCCAAGAACAACATTAAAATCTAAACTTTTATTGTCAATATCCCCAGAATTTCCAATTGACGTAAGTCCTGTTTCAACGCCACCATCAAAAATATATGATACATAAAATGTATATACCCCATTCCAAGTTCCTGCTGTTGAAGTTTCATCACAAGTAAAAATAAGCCTTCCATTTCCAGTTACTGCAGAGCTTGAATAATCAGGATGTGAGCCAGTATTTAATGTGACTTGATAAGCACTTGATCCATATGTTGGGGAGTCTATCAAAGATTTTCCTTTTACCCATCCACTAATAGCTCCTCCCTCATCTGCCCTATCTACATAAACACCTGTTTGACGTATACTTGTTGTATGAGCAAAATTTGAGTCACATGCATAAACCCCATTGCCAGCAGCATAAAAAACAGTAGCAGTATCATGATCATTAAAATCGCTTCCACTTCCTTGATATAAATTTAAAAATGCACCTGTTGGGCCTTCTGAATCATCAGCATCTATACGAGTACCATCGCTACAAAGCGTAATCGCAGTCTCTCCCACAGTTCCATCTACAGACGCAGGAGCTATAAATTCAAATAATCCATACCCTGCAGCACATCTTCCAGAAACATCAGGCTCAGTTCCATCAATATTAAATACAATCCCACTATCAGTTCCTTTAATATCTCCTAAAGGTTTTAAAGCACCTATGCTAGAAAATAATACATTTGTAGCTTCTTGGCATTCATTATCAGATATATCTCTTGGAGATGATTTTTTATTAACACCTCCATGAAATTGAGATAATTGGTATAATTTTTTTCTTCCACCTGCAGTTTGTGGTATTGGTTGAAATCCCCCTGGAATATTACTAACAGTGCCTGTAAATGGAATAGAACCTGCATTAGATATAGAAGGAACAGATGGAAGAGCAACTGTTTGTACATCAATTCCACCTTGAGTTGGAGGTGAAACAACTTTGTCAACAACATTAGATTGAGATATAATGCTTTGATCTGCTCCTTCGCTTGTTTCATATTTTTTTGCAAGTACAATGTCTAAAACATTTGTACCTCCATCTAAATTAATATCAGTTTCTCCAGCCTTCCATCTTGCTATTTTTTCTTCCTCTGTCAATGGCTTGTGATCTGGTTCGTGTGGCATATTATACTTTATTTAATACTTTTTTAACTTTATCCCAAACCTTATCATCTTCTTTAGACTTTGTAAGCTTAACAGCGTTATCACCTACAATAATAAGAAGGCCTTTCATACCATGCTTTTTAACAAGCTTTTTAATTATCATTTTTAACATTATTTACCCACCACTTTAAAGATTGATTTTTTGATTGATGTCCATATTAAATCATCCCACTTAGTTGGACTAAGAGCAACGATCTTATCTATAGCCATTATTACTATTACTGCATACTCCCAATTGCTTAATAAAACGTCTACCATATTAGTTTCCTTTTTTAAATAATTTTATTATTATGTCTTTTATCGTGTTAACACCAGTCATAGTTTTTTTCACTTCGTCTTTAGCTTGTCTATTGCTATCAATCAGTTTTACTATTATTTCGTACAGATTTTTTATGTCTGCAGTTACATCCTTTGTTATAAACTTGATCAAATACATAAGAGCGTAACCCAGACCAACTGCTACTGCAACTGGTATTCCCACTGTTTCTATTATTCCAATAATGTCCATTAATTATTTCCATCTATTATTTGTCCCCATAGTGTTGTTCTTCCATTAACTATTTCAACAACATCAACTTTAAAGTTTCCATTGTCAAACCAATCTACGACAGCAAAAGCATGATTCCAATTAGTCAAATTACCTCTAAGCCAATCTTCATCTACTTTTATATCTTTTAAGCATCCTAAACTCCAAGCACTAATAGTTCCACCTAATGCTGTATGGGTATATCTTTGCAAATCATGTGTATGTCCATAAATAACAGACTCTCCATACATCATTAAATGTGCTTTTGCATGATGCATTCCTGTTCTATGTCCATGCGTAAAGTTTAGTTTCCCTATTTTTAAAGGTTTTTTTCTAAAATAAGGATGATACTCGTATCCTCTCTCTTCTAATTTTAATGCATTTTCTGTCAAAAATCTAGGTCTAGTTTCTTTATTTGCAAATGTATCTAGCCAAACTTCGTGATTGCCTTGTATAAAATGTCTTTCTTTGCAACCTGCAATATCTAACGAATTGTCTATTTGATCCATGCCTTCATTAACTATTTCAACTTCTTTATCTAACATAGGAATAAGCATATGATCAGGTGGCTTATCTAAGCCTTTCCAATAATGTTTGCTAAATAATTCCCATTCACCTGTGTCTCCTAAATCTATATATATATCTGGCTCTATAGCCTCTATTGCCTTACAAACTACATTTATAGCACTTTGATCGTGTATTGGAAAATGTTTGTCTGGCGTAACTATTGCACGTTTTGTTATTTTGTTAATCTTTGTATTGTCATACAAAAAGTCAGCAGTTTCTTCAAATTGCTTTCCACAATCTTGACAACGATACCTTTGAATATTAGGTTTATATTTATTAAATCTTTTTCCATACCTATATATTTTATCGCTTCCACATTTAGGGCATATTATATCCATAAACCTCCCTATTTTAATTCCTTAACTATTTTTATCACTAGATACACTAATGTAGCTATACCTACTAATAAACTTACAATATCAGAAAACCATCCACTAACAGACAACCACCATCCACCCATTCCTGCTCCTGTTGTTTTTAAAGTGTCTATTGCTTCTTGCATATTAAT